GTGGGCGACCGCGCCGTCAAGTTCCGCCCGTCACTGCTCGCCATGACGCGCATCGGCACGCCCCGCGAGATCGTGGACGTATTCGCCCAAGTCTGCGGCGCACCGTCGCACCCGGCGCTCGTGCGCGAGTGGCGCAAGCAGCAATTCGCCGCCGCCTGCTGCGTAATGATCGCATGCGCCGAGGATGACGACATCTCCTGGCTGATCGGCCACGTCAACGAGCGGTTCCGTTACGTGCGAGGCGTGCTGCCGCTCGAGGACATCGTGGGCTTGGCCTCCGGGCTGCTCAAGCATGGCGTGGTGGGCGACGTGAAGCCCGACCGGCCCACCCGCGGCGACTACGTTCGCGAGTTCGACGCCCGGGGCATCGCTGCCACAGCCATGGCGCACCTGGGCCTGAGCGAAGCCGAAGCCTGGCAACTGACCATGACCAGCTACATCGGCGCCATGCGGGCCAAGTACCCGCCGAGCGAGAAGGACGCCAAGGCCGACCCGCGCAGCGACGCGGAAGTGTATGATTCAGCCAAAGCATTCCTGGCCCGCGTGAAGGCCGCAAAACAATTGCAGGGAAAATAGTGTATATTGAGCCATCGATCAGTGAGGCTCAACATGAACCCGAAATTTTGTAAACGATGCGGGCAGTGGCGCACGGAAGAGGACTTCTACCGAAGCACTCGTAACAAAAGCGGGTTCGCCTCGCAATGCAAGAAATGCGAACGCGCTAAGCCAAGCGCACAACGGAAAACGTTACCGGTACTCTTCAACTCGACTGAAAAACAATGTAGCCGCTGCCGCGAAGTGAAACCACATAGTGATTTTTACCGCCGAAAGGGATCTCCGACGGGGTTGCATTGTTACTGCAAATCCTGCCAATTGGCGGCAACGGGCGCGTCTAGCAAAAAGCACATCGAGAGACGCCGAGCCCGTGAAAGGCAGAGGCTAGAAAGCTGCCCCGCAACACACATGAAATACCGCATCCTCGGCCTTGTCCGTAAAGCCATTGACCGACACGCGCTAGACTATCCCGTAAGCAGCGTGACCCGGGAGTTTTGGCTAGCGGTAGGGTATACTCGGCAAGAATTGGCAGAACACCTGGAAGCTCTTTTCCTCCCGGGGATGTCCTGGGAAAACCGTCGAGAGTGGCACATCGACCACATAATTCCAGTGTCCTATTTCAAACCAACGTCTTTTTCCGACCCTAAGTTTTTGGCATGCTGGGGCCTGAATAATCTCCGCCCAATGTGGGCTGCCGACAATCTGCGGAAGCGGGCTAGCCTCGAGTTTCTGCACCTCGTGGAGTAGAAAGCTGTGGAACAAGTCGGAGCTATCACATACCTGGTTGACATGGACACCGCAGCCGTCACCAAGGGCGCGGACCGGGTCAATGCGGCGCTTGATTCCGTGGGCAAGGGGGCCGATCGGCTCGACGGCACCATGGGCAAGGCCGAGCGCACGGTAACGCAGACCGGCAAGGCCAGCGCCAAGGCCGCTAATGACGTTGGCAAACTGGAGAAGGCCACGGAGAGCGCCAGTAACGCCGCTGGTGGGTTCACCGCCAAGTTGACCCCACTCGCTGCAGCCATCGGCGGCCTCGTCACAGCCCAGGCGATTCTCGACCTAGGCAAGATGGCCGAACAGTTCACTCTGCTGCAGGCGCGAATAACTCGGCTCTCTGCTGATGCCGAGACCGCTGCCGCGACTTACAACCGGCTCCTCACCGTTGCAGCAGCTACAGGGCAGACAATGCCCGAGACGGTCAAGCTGTGGGAGACGTTGACCAGCAGCCTCAAGTCGCTCGGCGCGACGAATGATCAGGTAGTCACTCTCGTTACCACGTTGCAGAAGATCGGCAAGATCGGCGGCAGTAGCGCGGAAGAAACATCCAATGCCCTCCGTCAGCTGGGCCAGTCGTTGGACCGTGGCACACTACAAGCCGAAGAATTCAACAGCATTGTCGAGCAGACTCCCGAGCTGATTCGCCAGTTGGCAGCAGCCTCGGGCCGCAGCATGGGCGAGTTCCGCCAGGCGATGCTCGACGGCAAGATCACATCACAAGAGCTGTTCGACCTGCTGATGAGCCGCACCCAGGAAGTCGACGCCGAGTTCAAAAAGCTGCCGCGCAGCGTGGCAGATGCCGCGAACGCGATCATGGTGCAGATGGGCGCAGCCGCTTCAGCCATCGACCAGGCGACCAGCGCTTCGAAAGCCTTGGCATTCATCCTGGACCGCATTGCTGACGGTATCCAGGTAACGTTCAATCCGACGGACGTGCAGAAGTTCAACACGCTGTTGCGAGACCGCTCGCAGGCTGAGTCGGTGTACCAGGCGCAGTTGCAGAACGGGTCGAAGCGCTCCCAGGAAGCCGCAAAGAAGCGACTAGACAGCCTCAACGCCGAAATCAAGGCGATGCAGGACGCTCGTATCGCAGCCATCAAGGCACAGAGCGGCGGGGGCGGGACGAGTGCGGGCAAGCCGGCCCCAACCACGACAGCGGACGGGCAGAAGGCCCTCGACCAGCTTGCCGAGCAGAACCAGCAGCTGCGCGCCCAGGGGGTTGAGCGCGCCAAGATCATTGCCTTGCAGAAGCTCGGCGCCGGTGCGACGCAGCAGGAGAAAGACGCTGCCGTTGCCCTGGCGGTCGAAAACTACAACATGCAGGAAGCGGAGAAAGCCCGCACCAAGGCTTCGACCGACGGAGCAGCGCAGCGAAAGCGTGACGACGAGGCTGCAGCCGCTGCGATTCGCAAAGAGAACGAAGAGGCCAAGCGCGCGTACGAGGCCAACCGCAAAGTCATCGAGGGCTTGGCTCTGGAGCTGGGCAACGCAGCGCTGAAAGGCGAGGAACTGGCCGTTGCTCAGGCAAAAGCAAAGCTCAATAAGTTCGCCAGCCCCGAAGACGTGGCCGAGGTGGAACGCCTGACCCGTGCCATCGTGCAGCAACAGCAGGTTATCGCCAACAAGCAGCTCGCCGGTCAGGTGGACCCGTTCGTCGGTGCGCAGCAACAGCGCGACCAGCGACTTGCTGACCTGAAGACCTTGGAGCAGGCCGAGCTGCTGAGCGCCCAACGGGTCAACGAGCTGAAACTACAGGCCGAAACCACATATCAGGAGCAGGTACGCGCGCTACAGGAAGAAACATTCCGTCAGGCCTCCGTGGGCAACGACCTGTTGATCGGCACGCTGAACCAGTTGCAGCAGGCAGGCACGCAGGCATTTGTAGGCCTGATCACCGGTGCAAGCAATGGGCAGCAGGCGGTGCAAGCGTTGGCCAGTGCCCTGCTCAATGAGGCGGTGGGCGCCCTTGTGCAGATGGGTGTGCAGTACGTCAAGAACATGATCATCGGCCAGACAGCGCAGACGGCGGCAACCACAGCCAGCGTGGCGGCAGCGGGTATTGTCGGTTCGGCTTGGGCGGGGCCGGCAGGCTTGGTGTCTCTCGCGTCGTTCGGGGCCAACGCCGTACCGGCCCAGGCCGCCATCGGCTCTACAATTGCTCTTGCTAAGGGCGCCGCTCTTGCAGGCGGTCGGCAGTACGGCGGCCCCGTGGCCTCTGGAAACCTTTACCGTGTGAACGAAGGTGGCGCACCGGAGATCTTCAACGCCGCCGGCGGCAAACAATACATGATGCCCAACAGCCGCGGCGAGGTGGTCAGCAACAAGGACGCGACGGCACAGAGTGGCGTTGCTGCCGCACCTGTGGTCAATGTCTATGAAGCAAACCCTGGGACGACGGTCAAGAGCCGATGGAGTCCAGAAGACGAAAACTGGATCATTGACGTGGTAAATGGGAATATCAACAGCAACGGCAAGATCGGCCAATCCGTCAACCGAGTTACCGGCACCCCGCGGAGAGGCGCATGAGCACCGTACTTGACATTCTCCGCTCCAGCGGCGGCACTGACTGCGAGATCCACACGCTTGAGCTGACGTGCACCGCGTGGGCTGACGCTCTACTGATCTGCAACCAGTTCTTCGACTTCACGGCCACCACGGAAGATGGCCGGACGCTGACATTCATCGCCACGGCATTTGACCCATCCCTGCCCAAGAAGGACAACAGCGGCGCGCAGACCCTGGGCATCGCCATCGACAACGTGACCGGCGAGGCGCAGCGCCGCATAGACCTGGCCAACGAAGCGGCTGCACCGATTCGGCTCACGCTGCGCACATACCTGGAATCCGACCCAAGCGCGCCAGCTGAGCCGCCGCTATACCTGGACTGCCTGGCTGCCGAGATCGAGGGCCCAACGGTGCAGTTCACCGCCGGGTACTTCGACCTGATCGATACTGCCTGGCCCAGATTCCGCTACACCGACCAGTTCAGCCCTGGCGTGAAGTACATCACATGAACCAGTTTCTAGCTGTGCCGTACCTCGACGAAGGCCGCACGCTGGCCGGTGCCGACTGCTGGGGTCTCTCCATGCTTGCACGCGAGGCCATGGGGCTGCCCGAGATACCCTTAGCAGTCGGCACTACCAGGGGCACGGTGCACGCCATGCAGCAAGAGTTTCGGCGCGTATCGGCGTCACTGGCGCGCGACATGGTGCGCCCTGGCGCACTGGCAGCGGTGTTCAAGGGTGACGCGTTCGTCCACGTTGGGGTTGTGGTCGAGGCTGATGGTAGACTGTGGGTACTTGAAACCAACCCGGGCGTCGGGCCGTGCATGCGCCGCATCGCAGACTTCAACGCCGCTTATTACAAAG